AAGATATGAAAAAATACAGAAAATGAAAAAAAGCATATAGGATACAATAGTATAAAATTTATTTAAAGGATTGGTATGGATAATAACTTCTTTCAAAAAAATTACCCAAGAAAAATTGCACTTAAAATGATGACACCAATAATTAGAAGAAAAACTTACTATGCTTTAGTGAAGTCGAAAAAGCTGAATCAATATAGTGAGTTACTTGGTTGCACAGTTAAAGAGTTTCGTCAACATATAGAAGAGCAGTTCGAAGATAATATGACATGGGAAAATCAAGGAGAGTGGACAATTGACCACATAAAACCAATATATTCTTTTGATTTATCTAAAAAAAAAGAATTTTTTGAAGCTAGTCATTACACAAACTGCCAACCATTATGGATGATTGATAATTGCAAAAAAGGTTACAAATAGTGTAAACAAGGTGCTTTTGAGAGTTTTAATGACAAAATCACAATAGGATACCATAATATGAAAAAAAAAGGTAGGGTAGAAAATCTACCTTTTTTTTAAAAATTAATTTCTGACACAATACCGAAATAAATCAAATTTCGGAGGCTGTTTTGCAAACTTTAGGTCAAGAACTCGCAGAAGTAAACAAGTCTATAACTTCTGTTTTAAACGCAAAAGAGTATACAAAAGGTGAAAATAGCCGTAAATCCGAAGACCTAAGAGAATTACGAATGCTGAGAAAAGAGATTTTAGACAATATCTCTTACTTTGGTGCAAATTACATAATGGGTCAAGATATTGAGCCTTGTGGTGACACTTCACTTGTGAGTTTTTCATAATGAAACTTTTAAGTAGAGCAGTACTAGCCACCGCAAATATGCTTAGTTTTGGAACACTCAAAGGAGCTATCGGTTCAGAACTAGAACGTGCATACTACGAAGGTGCAAAAACTTCAAGACTTAACCGTGACTTTAACCTTACAAACAACCACTTTGAAGAGTTGGCTGGAAGCGACAGAGCACAACTCAAAGCAAGAGCAAGATGGCTCTCAGCAAATAACCCCATAGTAAAATCAATAGACAAATCTATCATAAAAAATGTTGTTGGAACAGGTATTCGTCTGCAGTCTAACATTAAAGAGAGTGAATTTAAAGGTGCAAAAAAACTAAATATAGAGATAGAGAAACTATGGGAAGAGTTCATCAAAAAAGAGAACTTCGACTTAGCTGGACTTTCTGGACTCTACGACTTTGAAAAGCTATCACTCAAGCATAAACTCACAGATGGAGAGATACTTGTAAACAATGTATACACTAAAGATAAACTCTTCCCTCTAAAGTTTCAGTTCATCGAGTCTGATATGTTTGATGACACTAAAACTGCAAACAATAAAAATGTTGTTTTCTCAGGGGTAGAGGTTAACAGTGTTGGACGTCCAGTGTCTTACTGGTTAAAACCATCAGCAGCTTCATACTCTAGCAGTGCATTTAAAGCTCAAAACATCATCCACTTTTATGAGAGAGAAAGGGCTACACAGTACAGAGGCATAACAGACAATGCACAAGTCATCAACAACCTCAAAGACTTTTCAGCATACAACGATAGCGAGATAGTTAAAAACAGAATCCTCGCATCTTTTGGACTCTTTATAAAAACTGGAAATACAGCTGGATCTATCTTCGCAGATAAGACTGCTGGAAAAGCTCAAGGAAGCTCGGACCCTATCAAAGAGATAACGGCTGGAATGATTAAGTACTTAAAACCTCATGAAGAGGTGCAGACAGTCCAGTCAAACCAACTTGGAAACTCATACAACGACTTTGTAACGACAACGGTTCGTCTTATAGCGGCAGGCCGTGATATATCTTATGAGTTGGCGTTTAGAGACTACACAAAAGTCAACTTTTCATCTGCAAGAGCAAGCCTCATCCAAGATAACAAAAGGTTTGATGATGAACAGAGCAGTATGACTAGAAATCTTTTAACTCCTATGTATGAAGCATTTGTTGACTCGATGGTAACTGCTGGAAGGTTAAGTGTTCCAGCTGATTACTGGACACAAAAAGAGAAGTATGTCAAAGCTATGTGGATTATGCCTCGCAGAGAGTGGGTAAATCCTATACAAGATATCAAAGCTATCGAAAAAGAGATAGAGCTTGGAATGACTACAAAAACAAAGTCAGCAGCTTCCAAAGGTCAAAATTTTGAAGACATCGTTGATGAACAGGTAGCTGAAGAAGTGATGATAAAAGAGAAAAGAAAAGCCGCAGGGTTAATTGACATAGAGGAGGAAAACAATGCCAAAACCGCATAAGTTAGTTAAAAAGTTACAAGGTAAAGAGTATGGCAGAAACGCCAATGTTCAAACTGGTCTAATAGATGAAGAGACTCGAACCGTACCTTTCATTTTAATCTCATTAGATAATGAAGGTGAGAGATATGACTGGTGGAAAGATGAAATCTATATTGAGAGACTCGATGCAACAGGAGCAAACTATGAAAGACTTAAAACTTTTTTCAAAGATCATAATCGTTCAGTCAATGCCGCCGTAGGTAGAGTTGAAAATGTAAGACTCGATGGTATGGAACTTAAAGGAGACGTTGTTTTTGGAACAGACCCAGAGAGTGATGCTATTTTTAGAAAGTACGTTGATGGCATATTAACTGATGTCTCCATCGGTTACAAAATCAACACAGTTACCATCGAGGAGAGAAAAGACGAACCAGACATAGTAACAGTGACTGATTTTGAGATAAGAGAGCTTAGTGCCGTTGGTATTGGGTTTGACAAAGGTGCTACCGTTGGTAGGAATGATGAATTTAACAGAGGAGATGATTCTATGAATGAACAATTAAGAGCTGAGCTAGACAAGCTTAGAAAAGATGTGGATAGCTTGAACGATACAGAGAAAGCTAGACTAAAAGAGTTAAGCGATCTTGAAAAAAGAGATGCTGTAAAACCAGTTGACACAAAACAAGTGGCGGATGATGCTGTTGCAACAGAAAGAACAAGAACATCATATATAAGTGGTCTTGTAGCTGCTGGACAGATTGACCAGGAAAGAGCAGCTGAGTTTATTGCAGATGGAAGTACTCAAGAGAGAGTAAATCAATCTATCTTAGACTCAAGAGTAAGTGGTTCGCAAACAGTAATGCCAAATGGTGCTGAAGCACAAGCAGATATGAAACGCAGCATTGAAGATGCTATGTGTATCAGAGTTGGATTTACTCCAGCAAATGCAGTTGAAGGTGCAGAGAAGTTTAGAGGTGCATCACTTCTTGATATGGCTCGTGCTTTTACTGGTTACGATGGTTTTGATAAGCAAGAGTTAATCTCTCGTGCTATGAGCACAAGTGACTTCCCTTTACTTCTTGGTAATGTGGCAAACCGTGTTATTGCTGGTGCATTTGATGAGGAAGAGGGCACTTTCTCTCTTTGGACGGAGTCTGTAGAGTTACCAGACTTTAGAACTCGCAATGAGATTGCACTTAAAAACCAAAATGGTCGTCTTCAAAAACTCAAAGAGAAGTCTGAGACTAAGAAGATTGAGTTTAGTGAAGAGGGTGAAGCATGGGCTCTAGTCTCTTATGGTGCAGAGTTTAGTTTAACTCGTCAGATGATTATCAATGATGATTTAAGTGTATTTACTGGAATAGTTGCTGAGTTTGGTCGTATGGCTAAGAGAACTTCAAATGGTCTTGTTTATGACCTGGTACAAAACAAGGGTGATTACACATCTCATACAATGGCAGATGGCAAAGCTGTGTTTGATGCAACTCATAACAACCTTGATTCAACTGGTACAGCTTTATCGAGTACATCTTTAACTGCTGGTAGAACTAAGATGAGAAGACAAAAAGATGGTGATATCGCTTTAAATATTTCACCAAAGTTTTTACTTGTCTCTCCTGAAAATGAGACAACGGCACTGCAATTACTTAACAGTGAATCAGATGTTGGTAGTTCAAACTCAGGTGTTTCAAACCCTCATAAAAACACAGTGATGCCTATCGTTGATAGTGAACTTGATGCAAATCCTTGGTACTTAGCAGCAGGTAGAAACACAGTAAAAGTTGGGTACCTACAGGGTACAAACAAACAACCAATAGTGCAACAAACTAGCAACAATATCGATGGTGCTGAGTTTAAGTGTGTATTTGACTTTGGAGTAGTTGTAACTAACTTCCGTGGTCTATATAAAAATGTAGGAGCATAAGATGGCAAAAGAAGCAACTGAGTATCAAAAAGGTCAAGTAGTTGACCTTGTGTTAGATAGTGATGTAAATGTTGGGGATGTTATTCCTTTAAAAACTATGGTTGCAGTAGCTGTGGTATCTGGGTTAACTGGAGAGACTATCGCTGCAGAAACTGAAAAAGTATGGCAAGTAAACGCGGCGACTGCAGATGCTGTTGAAGTTGGTGATGTACTTTACTTTGATGCGACAAACAGAGTTGTAACAACTGTAGATACTAGCAATACTCTAGCTGGTAAAGCAATGAGTGCAAAAGCCGCTGCAGTAGCTGGGTTTGTGCATATCAAAATAAACGCTTAAAAGAGTTTGTTATGAAATATATACAGATGAACTCAGAAGGGAAATATAGAGGTCAGGCTTATACTCCTGACACTATCCTTGAAGTAAGTGAATCTCTTGGTGATAGTATGATTCTTGGAGGGAGAGGAACTCCATCTACTAAGGAATTATACGATGCTCAGCAAGTAGATTCAAATGATAAAGCATTTGCTGATATGACTTCAGATGAGTTGTCTGAAGTTGATTATCGTAGCTTAAACAAAGACCCTTTGGTAGAGTTTGCTACCGCTTGTGGTCTTGATGTAGATGGTATGAATATGAAAAACATTGTAGCTCTTATAGAGTCAAGTGTTGACTGGTAAGTGAGTAATAGATGAGTCTAAAAACATTAATAGCTTCTGATTTACCTTTAATGTATGAAGCACTAGCTGACACTAAAGCAACTTTCGCCGGCGAAAATATTAATGTGATTTACAAAGAAGATTATGACATCGAAGGTGTTAGTGATAGAACGATAATGGTTCAGTCTCTTGATGTTGTGGATGTAGTAGAAGGATCTTCTCTTGTAATGGACTCTAAAAATTATAATGTTCTTAACTTTAACACTACAGATGATGGTCTTGAGACTATCATCATGCTTAATGAGGTTTAACTATGATTACTGAATCTCAATTTTTATCACAAGCGAAGTCTATCTTAGATGTACGGTTAGCAGGAAAATATAAACTCAAGATAGTTGGTCGTAAAAAAGAGACGACAATTACTATGATGGTGACAATGGCTGTTATATGTAAAGAGGGTCTTGTAACAAATGATTTGATTTTAGACCTTATTGATGAAGAAGTAAGAAATAGTAGTAACATAGAGTTGATTGAGACTCGCTTAGATTTAGGTGATTTGGACTCCGAAGTTCTTTTACTTGAAGCAGAAATAACATACTCGAAGGATTAAAATGAAGTTAATAAAACTACGAAAAGATGCAACTTTAAAAGCTGATGAAAAAGTTTTGGTTTTTAAAGATGGTGTTTGTGAAGTTAAAAAAATAACAAAAGATATTCAAGCTCTTATAGATGATGGATACATAAAAGAGGAGATAAAAGATGAACCAACTAACAGCTAAAAATACGATGTTACTTAGCACTGCAGGTGCACCAGCTGTAACAGATGTAATTACTACTACAAATGTGGTAATGATAAATCCAAAAGCTAAAAGCATTAGCACACCAGAGATGGGAAATGGCCGCTTAGGAAATGAAAAAACTATGATCAATGATGATTATGTAACGGCAGACCTTAAAGTTGACGTTAACACTAAGTCTTCTGGTGCTCTTGGTGTAGTGCCTAAGTATGCACAACTCTTTAAAGCATGCGGGCTGAGTGAAACGATAAGTGCTGGAGCAAGTGTTACATATGCACCAACATCAAGCTTTTTATCGGCTACTGCACTGGCATATATGGATGGTGCTAAAAGAGAAGTAACTGGTATTGCAGGTACTTTTACTTTTGGTGGGACAGTAGGGGAAATTCCTAAGTTTTCTTTTTCACTTAAAGGTTTTACTCATTTAGAAGAGGTTACAGAAGCCAACCCAACCGTTACACTAGACACAAACTCGAACCTTGTTATCAAAAGTATTACTGCCGTAACTATTGGCGGTGGGTCTATTGATATGGAAAGTTTTAGTTTTGATATGGGGTGTGACGTTCAAGAGACTTATGCGACAAATCGTAAAGAGTTCTATATTCAAGATTATAAACCAACTATGAAAATAACCGCCATTAAAACAAAAGGCAACTTTACTCATTGGAGTGAGTTGCAAAACAACACTAAAAAATCTGTAAAGATTGTACTTGGCGATGTATCTGGAGACATCATTGAGTTTACTGCTCCTTATTGTGCTCCTTCTGATGTAAGTGAGAGTGATGACAAGGGTAAGGTCAAGTATGACAGAACTTGGGCTTGTGAAAACAGTGTTGGAAATGATAATTTCTCAATAGTTTATAAATAAGGAAATAGTGTGAAAAAAGTATTTAGCGCAAAGACGAAAAAAGTAGAGTTTGAGTATGAGTTTTTAGATGGTGAGAAAGCAACTTTAGTTGCAAGAAGCCTGACTTCAAAAGAGCAAGAAGCGACAACAAAGGCTATGACTAAAGATCCTGCAGCTGTAGTTGCTAATTTTAAAGATGTCATTGGAAAACAATTAGACTCAAATGAGAAAAAAGTAGTTGCAAATGTCATCAAAGAGCAGTATGAGCATGGCGATATTGTGACATTTAGTAATGCTCTTGGAAGCATGCTCCAGGAAGAAAAAGCAAAAAAATAGAGAGGCTTTGCTCTTTTGCATCTGAGTATGCAGATGGGCAAAGTCATTTTCATCTTCAAGAACATAGAGACTCGCTCGCTGATGAGAGTGAAGTAACTTGGCTTGATGATGAAGAAGAGATACATATCGCTGAACTTTGGATGGTGAGTCTTGAGAAACAAGATAAAGAGAGAGTCTCAAACTATGAAGTAGTGAGAGATAGATCTAAGTGTTTGAAATATGATGTTTTTGAAGTCTATAAGCTATGTAGACAGATGACAATAGAGTTTAACAATAGGAGCTAAGTTTATGGAAAAAGATTTAAAAGTTAAAATTAGCATTGATAAACAGACTGGTGAGCTTAAAGTAGTTGGACAGGAGTTCGATTCACTTGACAACAAAGTAAATAAAACTTCAAAAAGCACATCTGGTTTCACAAAAAAACTTGTAGCGATTGGAGGAACAGTTATCTCTGTTCTTGCAGTTGGCAAAGCTTTTCAAGTAGTCTATGATAACGCTTCTAAAATGGTTACTATTGCAGCGGATTTTGAAAAATTTGATGCAGTATTAACAACTATTGAGGGAAGCTCTTTAAAAGCAAAAGAGAGTATGAACTGGATAGAAGATTTTGCAGCTGTTACTCCTTTTAACTTAGATAAAGTAACTTCCAGCTTTATTAGTTTAAAGAGTTACGGACTTGAGCCTACGGATGGACTACTTAGAACTCTTGGCGATACTGCTGCAGCTATGGGTAAAGACATTCAGCAGGGAGTAGAAGCGATATCTGATGCAGTTGTTGGAGAGAATGAAAGACTTAAAGAGTTTGGTATTCGTGCTTCGAAAATGGGTGATGAGATTAAGTACTCCTGGACAAATGCTAGTGGTGAAATGAGACAGGCCATTGTAAACAACAATAGTGCAATCATCGAAGATACATTAAGTGCTATTTTCAACTCTAAGTATGCTGGTGCAATGGAGATGCAAAGTAAAACATGGAATGGACTCATCTCAAATATGCAAGACAACTGGACTATTTTCCAAAAAAACCTTATGGATGGTGGAGTGTTTGATTATCTTAAAACAATAGTTACAGTTGTTGGTGAGTATATGAGTGAAGCATTTGGAAATACTCTCGAGTCAAGCGCAACTTTCTCAAAATACATCATAGAAGGATTAAGGTCAATAATAAGTGGCTTTGGCGCTACTTATGACAGCCTTGAAACTCTTGGCGATTACTTCACGGTAATTGGCGATGGTGCTGCGGTTGCTTTTTACGGAATACAAACAATATCGTCAACAGTAGCTCGTGGAATGTGGCAGAGTTTCGAGGGTGTCATTAACTACATCGTTGATAGTTTTAACTATGTAATCGAGTTGGCAAATTCAACTGGACTTTTTGAGTTTGGATATATAGGGAAAGTAGATTTTGATGTGAGTGCATTAGAAGCTAGAGAGAGTTATGTTTATGCACAACTAGAAAAAGCAAAACAATCTTTAAGCGAAGGAATGGACGATCTTTTTACAACTGGTGCTGGATCTAAGTTCACAGACAATTTACTTACCAAAATAGATGAAGCTTATGTAAAAATTCAAGAGACACCAGAAGTAAATGCCAATAAGATAGACTTTGGAGACGATGTATCAAAAACAGCAGATGTCGCAACTGAAGCTCTTAAAGGTTATGATACAAATGTTAATACTGTAATAGACAGCGAAAACAATTTAAGCGATACAACACAAGATACAATCTCAAATGTGACAGATAGCTTTAACGACTTAAACACAACTTTAAGTGAAAGCTCAGACGATAGCGATACATATTCGGTGGTAAACAATGTGACAGATAGTTTTAATGACTTAAACTCAGTAACAAGCGATACAGCAGATGCTATAGACTCAGTAGGAGATGCACTAGACACTTTTATATTTAAGTTTGAAGATACATTTTTAAACTCTATAGCAAACAACATCAGCTCACTGGAGTCTATATACAGTTCAAGCACAACAACTGCAAACTTAGGCTACGAAGATGCTCTAGCACTTGCAAACTCATCGAGAAGCAACCTTATAGCCAATCCTCTTGATATAACAGCTGGGGAGAACTATACAGCTGCATACAACCAACTTGTAAGTGCATCAGACAACTACCTAAGTGACATGAGTAACTTCAACTCTCAAGCAGAGTATAGTTTTGCTCAAGCAACTGTCGGTTCACAGCTAGGAGCATTTCAAGAGACAGCCATCCAAACAGTAGATGTACTTGACTCTATGAATACATTTCTAGGAACAATAAACCAAGCATTTGCAGATGGAATACTAAGTGATGAAGAGAAAGCAACTATCGCTGGTGTCGCTGATGTAGTTAATGCGAAAAATGAGACTCTACTTGGTAGCTCTAGCACGGTTGTAGCAGGTATATCGGCTACAACAACTGCAGTAGGAAGCCAAACATATTATGACAACTCAGACCTGTACAAAGGTGAAGCTATAGATGCAACAGTTAACACCATAACTGGGTATGCAACCGACAATGAAACATACTACGATAACTCAGCACTCATGAAAGATGCAACATTCACGACAACAGATGTGAGTAGTTTGTATAAGGGCGAAGCTATAGAT